ACAACCCGCTGCTCAACTTCGTAGCCTTCAATTTTGCCAAAGACTTCAGCCAAGTATGCGTGGATTGCAATGCCGACTTGGGCTGCCCAAGAGGAAGAGCCGCTTTCATTTGGCTTCTCCCAATCAAGCAGTTTGTAAGCCAACCTGCGTGAACATTCGTGTCCAATCTCTGAAGGACCGATGGCAATTTGCTTGCTTCTCGGCGACCAGGTTCCAGCCTGCACAATCAATTCTTTCAATTGTTGCGCAACTTGTTGACCTGGTGAAGATATTGATGCAAAGGTCATTCGTCATCCTCATCTTCCCAGATTTCTTCATCTGGAATTGACGGTGTGATTGGACTTATCCAAGGATTGTTAATGCTCATTGATTATCAATCAAAGAGAATCTGCGAGTTTGTTGAATTACTTCAAGCATCTCGATAACTTGTGGTGGCAAGATTTCTCTAGCGCGTTTGGTGTCAAAGCGTTTAGATTCAATCTGGGTCCATCGGATGACGGTTTGCCCATTGTGAACCGCTTCCTCGCAATCGCCCAGAGCAGTCTCCAGGCGAGAGCGAGCAATATCGGCAACTTCTTGCCATTCTTTAATCTTGGCCAAGGCTTCTCGGTATTGCTTTAGCCATTGAGCAGTGTTGTCATCTAAAACAACAACACCTTTTTCTATTTGCATTGACATAGTTACCCCCTAGTCATTTTTTAGTACCAATTATGGCGCTGGAAGTGAATCCAGGCATTGCACGGCGTTAAATGCCGACGATGGATATACGCCAAGGTTGCTACAGTTTGAGCGACACCAGCCTCGGAATGTTTCATCCCAAGACCCTTATATGTTCCGCGAAGCAACTGCCCAATTCCACGGGCGCTGCTCTTATGATTTTTGGCCTTTGGATTCCAAGCGGATTCCTTACCGACCAATTTTGTGAAGCAGGCGAACTGCTTCTTTGTTAGCAATTCCCGCGCTATCTCCTTGGCATTGACCTGCATTAGTGCTGGCCTTTCCTTGTAGATGACGGTGGCGGGTATTGCTGGCTGTGGTGCAAAAGCAGCGTTGACCAATAGTGATGTCATTGCTGAAACCCCGATGATAATGGCGATTCCCCGCCACGTTTTTCGTCTGTTAGTTGTGATTGGATTTCTCCTTCCAATTTCACACCAGCACGCTTGAGAACAGTCGTTACATACGAATGCTCAAGATGAAGTGCTGCTGCGATTTCTTTTGGTGTGCAACCCGACCCGAACATCACACGGACCTTTTCCGCATAGTTGGCGCGTGGAGCATTCGCATAACGTGCGTTAAGCATTCGCTTGCGTTGCTCTGGCGTGAAACCCGCCCATATTCCATAGGGGATTTCGTTGTCGAGTGCATAGTCCAAGCACTCCTTTCGTTCGATACAGCCATCACACATCTTGCGGATGGCAGGGAGCGACGTTCGCTCTTGTGCGCGTGATTCTGGAAAGAAGATATTTGCATCTTCAATCTCTTTGCATTTGGCTCTTGGCAGGTTGGGGATGATGGGAATGAATTCAAAAAAATTCACAACCTCTCCTTCAGCCAGGAATCCAAATCCTGAACCACGAAAGCCTTCTCGATGGAAGAATTCCTGCGCTTGATGATTACAAACGCAGGTGGCGTCTCATCTAAATTACGCGCTTTGGCGTAGTTCTTAGATTCAACAACCGCTTCTTCCCAGAAGGCAGGTAAAGAAATGGATTTGCGGTTCTTCAACTCAAGGATATGAGTCTTGCCCGCGATGATGGCAACAATGTCGCCTTCATCCTTCTGACCCGAAAGTCGCAAACGCTCTGCATTGATACCGTGAGAACGCAACCACTTGAGAACTCCCAGTTCAAAAGCAGCACCTTTACGACCATTCGGGTTGGCCATTACTTTACCAACTCTAGTTTTGCGGGCTTCTTATTCATCGCCCTATATTCTTTCACAATCATAATGAGTTGCTCCGCCAGGGTCAGTGCCTCTGCCTCTGTCAATTTTGCAATCTTGCAAATGACATCGGGCATTCCAGCACGGACTTTATCAAGGCGACTTGCAGCATCTAAATGCTTGAGAGCATCAACACTGGCAAATTCTTTAAGTCCTGCAAGGTCAATTAGATTCACCTGGTCAGTGACATCTTCTAGCAGGTCTAGGTTGGCATCGCGCTCTTCAAGGTAGATGGCAAATTCCCCATCCCCTGTGGCGTGGACGCTAAAGAGTGGCTCTCTATGTCTCATTTGCGCTCCAATGCCTGCTGCATCTTCTTCTGGCTAGAATCCCATTCCTGGGCCTGCTTGATGGCCTCATCTAGCGGGCTCGCGTCGTATCGTAGAACGGCCAGGATAACCCCTAGAATCCCCGCTAAAGCCCCAATAATAACTATCTGGTCCATATGGACCCCCTTTCGTTTGGCCTAAGTATGCACCCAGGCACTGACAGTCTAGGGGCGACACGCAGGAATGGCTAGATTGGGTTGTATGGACAAATGTATAGACATCTGCTGTAATTGACCTATGGGGAAAGGCCCCAGGAAACGGAAGAAAAAGATGAGAAAAGCAACATACGCAACAGAACTTGGCAAGTGCTATGCAAAAACTTCAGATGGTCACATTCGTGCTTACAAAGACGGCGGATTGTTTCGTCTTTATCTTGTTAGCCGCGAATTGATTTGGAATGACGACAATACAGATTTCACATTCAGCAATCGTTTAGAAGCAGTTGCAACAGATATTCATATTCGCGACATTGATAATTTTGAAATGGCAGTTTATGAACTTCAGTGCGAACTCAATTCTCTTGCAAAGGTAGGTGCATAATGAAAACTGTTGATTTAGAACAATTTATGATTGATGCACACAAAAGCACAGGATTTACATTTAACACATTTCACACAATGTTTCATTATGTGAATGACCATTATTTTGGTCGCAATCTTTACAAGCAAATTAAAAACGGTGAGATTACCGTTGATGAAGTTGTATCAATGATGAAGGGGGCAATTTAATGAATACACTATCAACACCAACAGCAAAGGCGCTTGTTACAAAAGCAGGTCTTATATTTTATGCACAAGACGCAAGCCGCTTTTATACAACTTGCGGTTTTCAAACAGCAAGAATTTATGCACGCAATTCAAATGCAAGATATGGTTTTGGTTACAAAGTGGTTGGACTTAAATACTTTGGCAATTCTGACCGTGCAGAAGTAGCGATGCTCAAGATGCGTTTGTATCTAACAGAGCAAGGCATAAAATACACATTAGATGGTAAGGACAAAATTATTTTGGTTGATGACCAAGCGCTAATTAACCGCATACAGGCAGATGGAGTGTGTGCATAATGTTAACAGGAACTCCAAAAACAATTACAAAAACTACAACACAACTATCAACAGGCGATGTGATTCTGACTGGCAATATGTTTGATGGCTTTGATAGTTACACAATCATAGATTTACAACCAGCGCACCAGCCACGTCGAATGGTAATAACAATTCAATTCAAGCACGGCGGAACTTGTGATTTGATGCGAGGTAAGAACGCACATTGGCCAGTAATTACAATGGAAGAGGCAAGATAATGAATAACTTTTTCAAGGTTACTGGTTATCATATAACTAGAAAATCGGCTCGCAATTACACGCACGCCGTTGTGTATAGAAATCTCATTACCCAGGAAGTTGGCGCGACTTTTCACGCCTCAAAAGAATTGGCAGATAAAAACGGTAAAGCCTTGGCAAAACGTTCGCACCTTGAACTTGTTGAAATCTGCCCTATTGAGAAGGTAGGTGCATAATGCTAGACGTACTCTTTGGAATGCACCTTGGCGGTTGGAAGGCGTATGTCCAGTTTTGGTTCTGGACAGGTCTTGCTTTGATTATCGTTCTACGTTGGATGAAAAGGAATATGCGATGAGCGCAATGAAGAATCTATTTATTGAACTGACAACAGCGATGGAACACACTGCTAAAAAACTTACAGAAGCAACCGAGTCAGGCGATGCCGACATTATGGAAGCGACTTGCAATGTATCAATTGAATTCTTGCAAATCTGCGCCGATGCTTTTGCCCAGGTTCGCCAAGGGTCCAGCAATGGAAATTAGAAGATGCCCTAAATGCCATCAGATTGACTGGCAGCAAGGTTTTCACATCCCGTGCAACTGTAACCGAAAGGAAAAGAAATGAACAAGGTAGATAAATTCATACATCAAGCAGGTGAGCATTTATTGGTTTTGCGTGAGAATAAAGAACTAGAAGCAAGATGGGCAATCTTGAGAAATCTACAAGATGTCCTGCCAAGTTATGTCGAAGAACTAGAGAGAAGAATTACAAAGGAGAAGAAATGAAGAAGATTCGTTCCGTCCGCGTCAGCGATTCGCTCTGGCAGAAGGTAAAAGCCAAAGCCAAGGGAGAAGATAAAACTGTCAGCGAAGTAATTACTAACGCGCTGCGTGACTATGTAAAATCTTAGAAATAAAAGAAAAATCCCCTACACAGGAAAGGTGTCTGTGTAGGGGTTTTTCCTATCGCTAGGGGTAAAAACTATTGTTTATCTTGATTTTTCTTTATATTAGCCAATTCGCCTGCAATAGCAAAATAAGCGGTTCCGTCAATATAATTGTCAAGATGATGTTCTTGCATTGAGCGAGCAACTTTCATCAAAACCATCATAATGGCAACTTGCTCTGGTGTTATTTCCTGGTCTAAATATGCAGACCATAGATTGGCAATACGCCGATGGTTGTTGTATGGCGTACCGTATTTATCTTGCCTATCCGTTGCCGTCAGGCGCTTGGCTTCCTCAAATATCTCAAATCTGTTCATTTTCCCCCCTAGTAAGTGACGCAAAGTATCACAAGATATGGTCAGATAATCAAGAATTTATAATCCACAAATTGGTTTTCTATATCTGAAAAACTAGCCATTTGACCTACTAGCGATGGCCAGCAAGCATAGACCTGCAATTTTGGGTGCAAATCGCTATAAGCCAAGTCAATCGGGTATCTTTCATCACTGCTGGCTCGAATTAAGGTATCAAATAATTCAGCCTTAATGCCATAGGCGTGAGTTGTCAGAGCAGCGTTGCTTTTCCACAATCCTTCAATGCCTATATCCACAGGCGATAATGAACTGCTCCCTAAATAAAGCATTTGCCAATCATTTGGAAGCACATTGCTCAATCGTGCAAAATCTTGACTAAAATTTTGTCTAAATTTAACATCATCTTCTAAAATTAATAAACGTTGAACTTTATCGGCGGCGGCATCGGCCAAGACTTTGTGATGGCTTTGCTTGCACGCGTTCATTGGACTTATGCCTAAAACCTGGGCATCAATTGCGCTATATCTAACGAAATCAATACCCAGGTTTTTGGCCTGACTTTGAAAAGAAATAAACCTGTCAGTGCGTCTATCTAAATTGATTACTGCAATTCGGTCAAAGTAATCATTAAGGTGCATTATTCTTCTTCGTCTAAATCCTCAAGTTCGGTGTAAAGTGCTTCTTCAGTTTTCTTATCCTCAACACGTTGAGCATACTCACCAAGACCAAGAGCAGATAAAACAAATGCAACTGCTGCCTCGGTTGGCATCTCTGGTGAGATGGCTGAAACTAGCAGAGCAACTGCCGATGAGACAAAGGCTGCAATGCGAGCAGGATTGTTATGAATAAATGTTTTTAACTTTTCCATTCTTACTCCTTGAACTTAGGTCTGCCAAATCCCACAATTGAGACTGGCTCCTGACGCTTCACTTTGAAACGACGGGTTTTCTTATAGGTGCGGGTCTTAAAGGCAACCATACCGCCATTGCGCTGGTCGCCCTTGGAATCTCCTGAAGTATTGCCTTCAATTGTATGGACAATGCCCTTGCGAGGCTCAACGCCGATGACGATGCCGATGTGACTAATTTTTTCAACGCCATCACCTGGGAAGTCAAAGAAGGCAAGGTCGCCTGGCTCTGGCGTGGCGGTGGCGGCGTCCTGCCATTGCTTGCGCGATTGGAATGACTGCGCCCCTGCCGATGTCAAGATGACATTGGGGATAACTAGGCCGACCTTCTTGGCGCACCACATAATGAAACTGCCACACCAAGGCAGATAGTTAGCGCCCATTGCTTTGCCAAATTTTGTCTCATTGTCTTTGGGTCCTTCAATATAGCCAACTTCAGCCCAGGCTACTTGAATGAATCTGTCGCGTTGATTCACTTGCGGCTGCGCTTTTGTTTTGTTAACAATAAAACATAAATCTCATCAACGCGCTCTTCTAGGCGATTAACTTGGTCTTTTAGGCTGGTGCCAGAGTTTGGTTTTAGTTCTGCTAGGTAATGTTGAACTAACCATTTAACACCAATGGCAAATGAGCCAACAAGGGTGCTAACGGCAACTGCGATGGTTGCAATGTCTGCTGGTGTCATCAGCGCTTTTCTCCTTCAGCAAGACCTGCATTTCAAACAGGTCTATATGGTCATCAATCGTTCTGTGTATTGGAAAGATTTGGGTTACTGAGTCCATTTTCCAACTTCTTTATCTTGGCAACTAGGATGGCATTTTCTTGCGCCATTACCCCTATTTGTTGACGCATCGCTGCCAATATCTCATTGACATCTAGTTGTTCATCCATTTATTCCCCCTTGAGTGTTTGAACTTCTTTGTAAAGGTCTTGAATCAATGCCAACATCGCTGGCACTATCATTCTATCGTTCCACGATTCAACATCGCCATCTTCATAATCAGCAGCGATAGGATAAACAGCATCTACCTCTTCTGCAATAAAGCCAGGAATAAGGGTGCCAAAGCGAGAATCTGATTCCGAAAGATAATCTTCTCGGTAGGTAAAGGCGCGAACTGGCAGGTCTAATAATCTTTTTGGGTTTAATTCATCAATATCGCGCAAGGCAGTAATGTTCTCTTTATATCGCTGGCTTGAAGCGGTGCTTCGTGTAACACGGCCAAGGGTGACAGTTACACGGCCATTGGCGGCGTCGGTAACGGTTGTGTGATTAGGCGTAAATAAGTCGCGGTTTGCGGTTACATCGTTGCTTGCAGTGATGCTATCTATAACAGACAAAGGTCCACTAAATTTGGTAGTGTTTCCAGTATTTGTTTCAAGCGTAGAAAATACGGCTTTGCCATTAGAATCAATATAGTTTCCAATTGAGGCAATTTCAAGTTTGGTTGATGAAATAGTCCAACCACCAATGACCAAAGTGTTAAGCGAGTTAATTTGTGTAGCAGTAATAGTAGTGGCAGCAATTTGGCTTGCAGTAATCGTTCCAGCCGCGATTTGGCTTGCAGTAATTGTGTTAGCGGCTATTTGAGAAGCAGTAATTGTGTTAGCGGCAATTTGAGTGGCAGTAATCGCTCCAGCCGCGATTTGGGTGGCAGTAATTGTATTAGTTGCAATGTTGCTTGCGGTAATTGTGCCAGCAACAATTTTGCTTCCAGTAATTGATGCTGCCGCAATTCGGTCAGCATTAAGTGTGCCAGTAGAAATGTTGCCAGCATTTAGATTGGAAACTGTGATAACTGAAGCGTCAATTGTTCCAGCAGTAATTTTATTGGCCGACAAAGAAGCAAGTGCATTGTCTCCTAAAGTAAAAGAAGAAAAAGCGCCGCCTGTGTAGCGATAGAACTTGTTGTCATCATCTGTGTCAAACCAAAGGTCGCCTTCAGCAAAGGGTCCAGCGGTTGGCATAGTGGTTTGTCTATAAACTTTGTTCTTGCCATCAGCAGTAGTTTGTGCTGCCGTTGCTGCTGATGCTGCAGCGGCGATGGCGGTGTCTTGCACGCTGACCCAAGCGGTACCACTGTAGTAATACTGTTTATTACCATCATTAGTATCAAACCAAATGTCGCCTTCTTTTAGGTCATTTGGTGGGTCAGTTGGTGCATCATTCTGATAATAAACAATAGCGCCAGAATTCAAAACAATCTCATCAATAGTATTGGCAAGACCATCGGGAGTATCTGGAACTAGAGGCACAACAGATGTCACAACAAAATCGCCAGTCTGTGTGACAGTAACTGGCGTGTTAGTAATCTGTGGACATAATGGCATTGCCTACCCCTAAATTGTTATTGAGTAAGGATTGATGGGCGATGTATGAAATGAAACCTTCCAGTCATCATTGGTAATTTTGTGATTCATTCCTTCAATAACAAGGTTATATGAGAGGCTTCGTGCATCAACAGTTAGGCGCTTAACACTTACCTGGTCGCCAATCTCGCAGGCTAGAAAATCAGGATACAAAGTGTCAAGATTCAAAGCGCTAAAATCAACTTGCTTGGCATATGTTGTAGGCGTTGCTTGCTGGCGTGATTGATACAGGGCTAAATTAGTGCCGCTAGTTTCGCTCAAGATAGGTGCATCAAATACTTTGGAAACCAAGCCAAAAGAAGTTTTGCTTGGATTGTAAGTTGATGTGACTTTTGCACTAGCACCACGGTCCACAATTGCTTGATTTACAACATAATAAGCGCCTGGGTCAACAACCAATCCTTGATAAAGAACTGAGTTGGCATCGCCTTGGTCTGAGAAAAGTAATTGAGTAGGACGGGAGAATTTGTCAGATAATGGCACCAGCGTGGCGACGCCGCTGCGAGAGATATAAAAACGACCCGCAATGGCATTCACAGCCTGGTTAATCATAGTGAGACAAGATTTACTTTGAATAGTCTTTTGCATTGTCACAGTGCCTGTCAGTGAGCGAGAACCGCCACTTGGCCAACCAGCATAATCAAGCATTCGCCCTACGCGGGTTGCGGCTGTCTCTTCGAAATCTAACGCAGCCAAGACAGGGGCTTCGACTTCGGCAATGAAAGCAAGACCATCGTGAAAGGTCATCGTTACAGTTGGATAATGACCTTGGTTGACAATGCTGGATTCTAAATAGCCTTGATAAAGAGTGTAGGCAGTAGCAGACCAAGTTGCCTGTATGCGCATCTGCAAGCCAGCCTTTAAGTTTGGCGAGTAGGTGCCTGATGTGTTGTCTGGGTCATAATTGCCTGAATAATTATTGAACACAATGCTTGCAATGCCTGATTGATTTAGAACATCGTATTGTTTCAATCCACGGCGAATGTTAGTTTCAAGAACATCTGTTGCAGTAACTGATGTCCAAGTGGAACTGATATAAAATTGAACTGCAATTGAAGGTGCAGTCACCCCATCGTATTTTGCCACTATCTTGTCCTATGTAAAATGTTTATTGCGCCTGCGCGTTTAGCAAGTTGATTTTGCTTATTGGTAATGTCCACAACATAATCATCGGCAGTTCCGTGTGGCGTGGTTATACTCACTGAGATATTTGGCGTGCCTGAATTGATGATTGAGTTGCCACTAGCAGAGCCATCGCCTTGCGCTGCTAGAGATACAGTTGGTGAGTTGGCAATACGTTCTTGACGGTTCAAGTTTTTCTTAATTGCCTTAGCAGTTGCTTCTGCTTCAATTTCGCCAGTCATCAAAGTTAAGCCATACTTTTGAAGCATTTTGTTAATAATCTTTTGCTCAATAGTAAGTTCTTTTGTCTTTGCGTTGTTAAGTTTGTTTTGAGATTTCAATAAAGCGTCCATCACTGATTGCATATTTGCATCAATTGTTGGCGTCTTTATATTCTCTGACTTGAAGCCTTTTAGACCAGCAATATCAGAAGCGCCAGGAGCCCCTTGGTAGCCAGCAAGTCCTGCTTCAGTTTGTGCTTTTTTGCTTCTTGCATTATTGCCCGCAACTTTCAATCCAGTAACCAAGGCAACGCCGCCGACAGCAACTAAGGCTGCTGCTGTTGAGGCTAATGAAGCGCCGCCCGTGGCAAAGGCCGTTGCAATAGCGGCGCCACCAGCGGCAGTTCGCAGTGCCACAAACGCGGCTGTGAGTTTGCCTATTACAGTTGCAAAAGCCGCGATGCGACCAACTACAAACATTCCTGCAATCAATTTAGCCATTGCTTCAATCAATCCCATATTGTTTGAAACAAATGTTACGAATGTGACGAATAATCCTATGAGTTTGACGGCAGCATCACTAGCAGATGTGAATGCTTCTACTAACCTTGTGCCATTAGTTGCAATAAATGCCTCTAATTGTGGCAAAACTTTTGTTTGAATTGTTTGAGCAAATTTTTCAAGAACGGGCAATAGTTTATAGCCAACTTCTTCAAGAATCTCTCCAAAGCGAATGCGCAAGATTGATAAACGAAACTCTAATGTGTTGGCTCGCGTTGCGGCTGAGCCTTTTGTTATTGCTTCAACTTCTTCGAAGATTTTAACTAAATCTTTTGATTTTAGAGTAGTTAGGTCAATGCCTTTAACTAAATTTTGCAAACCACGGAAATTGCCTTGTAAGGCTTTTGTAATTGCATTTGTTGCCGTGCTTAAATCAACTTGCGCAAATGCTGATACATCTAAGGCAGTTCCAAGTAAGCCTTGAGCAGCACTGACTGAGCCAGTTACTGCCGCTAATTTTGCCAAACTTGGCCTTAATTCATCATCGGTGACACCGACTTGAAGTTGCAGATTAGAAATGTAACTTTCAACCGATGCAATTGCAGCATTGGTTGCGCCTGTAGTGTTTTTTAGGCTGTTAGCAAGAAGGGCTTGGCTTTTTTGGTCTGCCATTGCAGCCTGCACTGCATCCTTGCCAATTTTTAGAGCAAAAGCGGCGGCAGCGCCTGCTGCAATCCCAAACGCCTTTGCGCTTTTCTTTGCAAAAGCATCAAATTGTTTGCCAAGTTTGTTGATGTCTTTATTGGCAGCCTTGGAACCTTTGTCAGAGTATTGAGTGAGGATTCGGGCTACTACTGCACCAATCGCCATCTTATGCCTGCTCTCTGTTCAAATGTTTTTGCAATTCTGCTTTTGCTTCGTCTAATGCTTGTTTTACATTGGCTTCAATTTTAGCGCGGTCTTTATCAACAACCCGCCATATCAAACGCGAAGCAGGTTTGAATCTGGCTGACAATGTGCGCATAAATTGTGCGCCTTGGCTTCTACCAGACGAGCCGCCTGATTTTCTGCCAGCAATTTCAAAGATAGCACCAGCGGCTGATTTATTTATCAACGCACCAGCACTGGTTGTGTAATCGCGTCTGACTTTGCCTTGTGCCTTACTTTTACGAATCCCTGCAATAACTGTTCCAGTATTCCAAGCAGGCCAGCCAGCGCCACCACGCGAACTCCTTTGCGGGTTGGCGGCGTCATAAGTCCGCCAACCGCTCATTGGAGTATCTGTTTTGCCATTACTAATGCCACGCGCAATGCCGTGAGCATCGCGTTCGGCATTGGCGAGTTCGGTGTTAATAACTTTATTGAATTTGCGAACAGCGGATTTATCAAATTGTTTTAAGGCATCAAGAGTTTCCTTGATACCTGTTAGAACAACTACTTCATCCGCCATTTTTCTTTGCCCGCTCTTTCAAATAAATTCCAATTGCTTCAATGATACCTTCAGGGGCATCAAGCAAATCAATTGGTGAAATGCCTGTCTCCACCGCAATTGCCGCTATCGTGTAAGTTAGGCTTTCGCGGTGGATTCGAAATTTGGGTCTGCATCCAATTCAGCGCTCAAAATTGTATCCAGATATTCAGGACCAAATGGTTTGACCACGACTCCATTGACTTGTTGTGCTTTCCAAGCAAGCCAGTAGATGTGTTCAATTTTTTGTTCTTCCCCAATTAATTTGGGCAGTCCTTTACCAAAGTTCTGTTCAAAAGCGACGATGATGCGTGGAGTCAGTTTATATGCTGACTCATTGCCATCAACGGTTTTTACTTTTATTGCTAATCCATCCATCTTATTTCCCCCTTATATTGTTAGGATGTTGCTTTTGTAATTGCTCCAGAGATAGGCCAGGATGCCGAGACACTGGCTAATTCGCCAATACTTCCTGACACCGATTGCCATTCTGTAATCAACGCTGAGAATGTGTATTTTGGATTGGTTGTAGATACTGCTGCGCTGGTTGGACGAATCTCCATCGCAACTGCTGTACCAATTTTGGTAGTTGAATCGCTTGGATAAATCAATACTTCAAGAGCGCCAGAAGCGAAGTCCTGGTTAAATTCCAAAACTACTTGATTATCACGGAGCCCAGCCACACGCGTTCTGGAAGTTGAACCCATTGAAGTGGTTTCCACGACATCTAGTGTCGAAGATAATGTCACCGAAGTGACGTATTGTGAGATGTCGGTGCTTGCAAGCACGACATATGCATCAGTTAAAACAAGGCGGGCCATTAGTTATACTCCTTTTGTAATTGCGCCTGAAATTGGCCAGGTCACGGATGCCGTGGCCAATTCTCCCACACTGCCTGACAACTCTTGCCATTCTGAGACAAGCGCTGAAAAAGTCAGAGAAGGATTTGTTGCAGATACTGCATCACTTGTTGGCTTCACAACCACAGTGGTTAGTGTGCCAAGTAGTGGGTAAATTGTTTGCTCAACCGAGGATGTTGCAAAATCCTGGTGGAACTCTAGTGTCACCGAATTATCGGCAAGGCCCGCAACGCGGGTACGGCCAGCAGCAATTGTTGAACTAAATGCACTGGTGTCAACTACATCCTCGGACGTCGAAATCGTGACGCTTGCAATATGGTCAGATAAATTTACTGAATTTATCACGACTGACACATCTGTTAAGACTATGCGTGCCATTATTTGGTTTCTCCTTCTTGTGTCGGTACTGCTTTTGCGGTTTGTGCTGACACAAGATGACCACCTGCGACTAGCGCCGCAACATTGCATCCTGCTTCAAGCAGTTCTTTTTCTGTTATTGCTTCGCCTTTTTTCTTCAAGGCAAAATTGTCAGAATTTACTGTGTATCCCATTTATTCTCCTTGGCCCCATACGGTGATTCGATAGCGATAAGATATGAATTCCACATCTCCAGCCATAAATGTTCCAGATTCGGCTGAAGTAACACGCAAGGTGTTGCAGGCGCCACCAAGAGTCAAATCTGACTCAATGGCTGCCTTGATGGAATAGTCTCCAGAGCCTTGCAAGTATTTATCTAAGTTATCCTGCGCCGAACGCTCTGAGTGGCGTTGAACAATGACATAAACATCAACATTGGCTTGGTCTAAGCCACGGGAGTTGTTTAAGTCAAAAGTGAAATCTAATTGACCAACAACTGCTGCTGGCGGTTGTGGCAGGTCTGGAATAAGGTCATAACAACGCAGACCTTTGATGGTTTGAAGATTCTTTTTAAGACCATCACGGACGGAACTGGGTTTCATTTTGCCATCCAGGAAACTTTACGGAATGGACGAAGTAGCACTTCAACATCTGGGTCTAATCGAGAACCTAGACGAACAGTTCCAATCTCTGGACTGCCAGCAATCCCAAAAGGTGATTGACGGCGCACAAAGAGTCTTGATGCTTGAATCTTGGTTGCCATTTGAACTTCATTTGGAATTGCAGACCAACCCCAAACTGCTTTGACTCTTACTGATTGTGGCAAGTTGTAAGGAAAGATGTATGCACCAATGGCAAGCAATCTAGTCCAAGGCCATCCACGGCGAGGGTTATTCACAGGCTCAACCATATAATCAGAAGTTGCCCACACGGTTGTGTATAACTGATTGAAATTATCATCTGTGGCAATTTCACTGATGTAATAGGTGTCATCAATGTTGGTTGTCCACCAATCTTGGGCAGTGTAATAACGTGTTACTGGAGCAGCAGTAGTTCCATCTTTGTAAAAGAATCTGCCTGTGTAGTCATCAACCATCCTGCTTGCAGCCATAATTGCTGCTTCCAGTGAAGTATCATCTTGGATGTCATCAATCCCCAGAGATGTTTTCAGGTCTGACAATGTGCAGTAGGCGTTTGTTAGTGCCACGCTTTTTCCTCTTCTCTGCCTTTGGTGCAATTGCCCGTTCTAAATCGGGCGTTGCGGTTGCGGTTTCTTTCCGCCAAAACTTTATTCTTTCCACGATAGGTGGTGTCTTTCATCTAGCCAATAAGATTTTTGATGTGGCAAAATGGCTCCTGTGTGAACGTGTATCGGGAAGCCTAATTGTCTTACACGGCGTGAAAACAGCAAATCTTCGCTAATCCAGTTGCCATCAATTGGACCATCCCAAAACCAACACCAATCTTTGCCTTGATTTGGGTCGGCTTCTTCACGCATTTTTTCAAGCACACTTCGGTGAATCAAGAGACATCCAGTCCCGCAAGCATCGATTTGAAATACTGAATTCGGGTCATATTTGAATAAAGGTAAAAA